TAATGACAGCAATTTTAAAAGTAGACACAATACAAGATACAGCGGGTAATAACATTATCAACGAGAGTTCTAATACTATTACTATTGGAGCTAGTGGGGATACTACTAATATTGTTGGGACATTACAAAATAATGGCGCTGCTGTTGCTGTAGCTAATACTCCAGCTTTTTATGGAGAGTTAGCTTCAACTCAAACTATTGCAAGAAATACACAAGTTAAAGTTACAGGAATGACAAATGATGAAATTGATAGCGATACTGCTTTTAATGGAACGACTTTTACAGTTCCTAGTGGGGAAGGTGGAAAATATTATATTTTTGGAAGTGTTCTTTGGGATTTTGAAGTTGCAGGCGATGATGGTTGGCAAGCTGAAATAAATATTTATAGAAATGGAAGTGAAATAAAAGTTTCTAAATTTAGAAATGGTGCTAGTGGAGAAAGATACTTACGTTATGTAAGTTTAAGTGCTTCAGTAATGTTTACTTTATCTGCTGGAGATACAATAGAATTATATTGTCAATCACTTGACAATAGTGGAAATGATGCAAGAGTTTTAGCTAATGCAACATCAATAGGTGCATACAAATTAATAGGAGTATAATGGCGATAACTAGATTAGGCGGAGCAACAGCAATAACAGGCACTATACCACAAGGTAATATTGCTAACACATCTTTGGGTGCAGTAACTGCTTTACCAGCAGCTATTCCTACTGGTAAGGTTTTGCAAGTTGTTCAAGGAAGTACAACATCATCAGTTTCCTCAACATCTTCTTCTTATGCTGATACAAATTTATCAGCAAGTATAACACCATCTTCTTCAAGTAATAAAATTTTAGTATTAGTCAATCAACTTATATATCATGACAATAATGATGGTGCAGATGAAAATTATGGTTTGTTAAAAATTTTAAGAGGAAGCACAGCTATTTTTACAACACCAAGCAGTTCTGATTTAAGAATAACAGCAGAAGCTGCATCAAATAATGAATTAAGATTTGGAAATAGAGTTTCTTTTGATGTTTTAGATACTCCTAGTACAACTTCTGCTACAACATATAAAACACAATTTGCTAAAGAATCAGGAGTACAAGTAATTGCTAACAAAAGTAGTAGTAAAGGATTTATAACTTTAATGGAGATAGCAGGATGATTATAGAAGCAATACTTAAAATAAATCCAAATGCAGAAGTATCTGTAAGTGGAGAAGATATTAACACTTGTGAAATAGAATGGCACAATGGAACAACACCAATACCTAAAGCTGACATAGAAGCTAAAATGGTAGAGGTACAAGCAGAGTATGATGCTAAACAATATCAAAGAGATAGAATTTATCCTAGCATTGGAGATCAACTAGATATGCTATGGCACTCAATAGATCAAAATCCTAAATTAAAATCTGAATACTTTGAGTTCTATGAAGCTATCAAAGCAGTTAAAGTAAAGCATCCTAAGAATGGCTAATATATATAAAAATGCTATGTTTGATCTGACAACTACAGATAAAACAACTGTATATACCTGTCCAACTGACAGAACAGCTTTAGTAAAATCTATTCAAATAACTAATATTCATTCTGGTGCAGTTGAGGTTGAAGCCTTTACTACAGATAGTTCAGCATCTAACGCAGAACATGAAGTAGCACATATAAATTTATCATCTAAAACAGTAGATAATCTTGTCAAAGGTACTATGGTTTTAGAATCTGGGGATGCTTTAAAAGTAAAAGCTGCCTCTGCTAATAACATAGCAGGTATTGTTAGCTATGTAGAAATATTTGACGAAAAGAGTGCGTAATAATATATTGTTATTAAGTATTTTTTAATGTATTTATGAGATTAGTTTCAATACCAATTGAAGAACTTGATAAAGTTTGGAGCATGGTTGAAAAAGATATTAAGTCTGCTCTAGCATATTCAGGTCAACTTACTGATTCAGATTTCGTTTATGAAACCGCCAAACAAGGTAAATTTCAAGTTTGGGTTATATGGGATAAAAACGAAAAAATAACAACCAATAAATATTATGGTGTTGTTGTTACTGAAATTATAAAAAGAAAACATGGTAAGGTCTGTCATGTTTATATTGTAACTGGAAGGCAAATGTCTAAGTGGCAACACTTAATAAGTGAAATTGAAAAATTTGCTGAAGATAAAGATTGCAAGAGGATGGAACTAATTGCTAGACCAGGTTGGCAAAAAGTCTATAATAATCATGGCTACAAAAGAACCCATGTTGTTTTAGAAAAACAAATTAAACAAGAGGAGAAAATATGAGTTTTGGCGGAGGATCATCAGGAGGAACTACTACATCAGAAATAACACCTTATGCACCAGCAGAACCAGCATTAGCTCAGATACTTTCTGAGTCTGGTCAATTATATAATCAAGGTGTAGGTGCAACAGGATATGTAGCTCCCACTCAACAAACTTTAACAGGTCTTGCTCAACAAGAAGCATTAGGTACTGCATCACAACAACAGTTAGCAGATACTTTATCTGGAAATTATTTAAATCCTTTTTTATCTCCTTTAATGCAAAAGACAGCTTCAGATATAGCAACAGGAGTTCAATCACAATTTAGTGCAGCAGGAAGAACACCAGGTTCTCCAATGTCACAACAACAAATAGTTTCACAAGTAGCACAAGCTGCTTTACCTTTAGCCTTTGGTCAGTATGAAACTGAAAGAGGCAGACAATTAGGTATTGCATCTCAAGCTCCTAGTTTAGTTCAAACAGGATCTCAATTAGAAAACATTCAAAGACAAAGACAACTAGCTCCCACACAAGCATTACAACAATATGCTAACTTTGTTAATCCTATTGCAACTGGATTACCTACAACAGTAGGATCATCATCAGTACAAGCTAATCCATTCTCAACTGCTATGGGTGGTGCTATGCTTGGATCACAATTCGGTGGTGTAGGTGCATTAGTAGGTGGTGGTTTAGGATTATTAGGAGGACTATTATAATGGATAAAATAAAAAAATTAATTTACGATGTTAAAACAGACATAGATAATAATACATCTAAATATATTATTATTCTTGGTGTACTATTTGTAATTTCAATAATTTCATAAAAGGATTAATTCTTAATGAATGACCTTAAAAAATACGCAGGACTTCTAAATGATTTAGCACCTAAAAATCATTTACTTGCTTATATAACTCCACAAGAAAGAGATATGTTAGTAGATGCTGGTGGAGTTAAAACTCCTACACCATCTGGTATTTTTGCATATCCTCCAGAATCTTCTGGAGATAACGATGGTGGACAAGGTGGTTATGATTCTTCATCAAACCAATCTGGAAGAACTTCATCTACAAGTGGAGCTGGAGGAGGTAGTGGATACTCTGGCGGTGGAGGAAGTGGTGGAAGAGAAGATAGAGATTCTCAGTACACAGGTGGAGGTTATGATTCTTCAAAAAATGTTTCTGGTAGAGAAACTGGATTTACTTATGGTGCTGGTTCTCCTACTGTTCCAGAGAATAATGATAATTATCAAGACAGAATTCAAAGAATATCAACTGGTGTAGAACCAGGATTTAGACCACAAGATGAACAGCCTTTTGGTTTATCTAAAGAAGAAGCATATAGACAAGGAAGAATTACAAAAGATCAATTAGAAGCACCTGCTACTTTACAATCTCAAGTAATTGATGAAAGATCACCTTTTCAAAGAGGTTTTGATAATACTTTAGATTTTTTTAAAGATGGTGGAATATTAGGTTCTTTATTAAGAGGATTTTCACCTATGTCAGAAGCCTTACAACAAAAAGCTATGACATTTTCTTTAAATAAAAGATTATCAAATATTTATAAAGATAATCCAGATTTTGAAGATTATGAAAGTGTTAGTGAAATACCAGGTGAAATAGGTTCTAAAGTTCAAGATTTAGAATCAGACTTACAAGGTGTTAGAGATGGTACTTTTAAACAATCAGATTTTACTGCAAAATATGGAAGTGGAGATACAACAAATCCTTTAGACGCATCATTTGATCCAAATAGTTTAACAAGAGGTGAACAACAAGATTTACAAAATTTATTTACACCAGAGTTAGCTTATTCAGTATCTGGACAAACACCACAATCATCAATGGTAAATCAGTATTTTAATAATATGAATATGACTCAAGGTTCATCATTAAGTTCTGATTTGCAAACAGACTATAATAATGCTAAAAATAGTGTTAATAATATTTTGGGTATAACACCCCCAAGTCAACAGTTTGGCTACTCAGCACAGCCATATGGCTTATTAAGTAGTACAAATATGGCAGACAACCCTTACAATATAGATTATTTAAAACAAAGAGGATTAATATAATGATAGAGAATTTAAGAAAAAGATATGAGCAATTACAAGGTTTATTAAATACACCTGCTAATCAAAGTGGTGGATTATTAGGTAATATATCTCAAGGTGCTTTATTAGGTTCTGCTATTTATAGTCAAGGTGTTCAAGGTAAAGATCCTTTTGCAGCACTATTTCCTGCTGTAGCTCAAACTGCTCAAATGCAACAACTATTAACACCTAAACAAAAAGATAGAAAGATGGTTAAAGGAGCTGATGGTTTTAATTATTATGCTGACACAGGAGATAGAGTTTTACCAAATGTAAAAGCTAAACCTGCAAAACCTGAAGATTTAAATAAAATTAAAAGAGATCAAACAAAAAACTTACAAGGTTTATTTACTAATAATGCTATTGTGAAAGATTTTAATATGGCATCTACTCAATTTTCAAAATTAACTGCTTCAGCAAAACAAGAAAGTGCAGCTGGAGATATGTCTATGATCTTTACTTATATGAAAATTCTTGATCCAACTTCTGTTGTTAGAGAAGGTGAACAAGCAACTGCAGCTTCCGCTGGTGGTGTTCCAGATAGAGTTTGGAATGCTTATAATAAAGCAGTATCAGGAGAAAAATTAACAGAAAAACAAAGAGCAGATTTTGTTGGAACAGCAAGTAAATTATATAATTCAAATATAAAACAATTTGATGCTTTTAAAGGATCTTTTGGTTCTTCAATTCAAGAATATGGATTAGATTCTTCACAAGTGTTTTTATCTGGAGATTTAAGACCTAAACAAATTAAAACTAAAGATGGTCAAGTAATAGATTCAAGTAAAGCTCAACTTTTAGATTATGACATGGCTACTGGAGAAATGATTTATATTCTTCCAGATGGTATGAAATTTAGAATAAAAAAGTAAAAGGTTAATTATGGCAGATTATATTCCAACAGTAGAATTATTTGAAGAATATAAACCAACTCAAGAAATATTAGATGAATTACCTGAGATACCTAATAAAATTAGATTTCTTGTTGAAGGTTCACCTAATATGGAATCTAAAATTGCAACTTTAAAAAAATTTTATCCTCAAGTTGAAATTGATACAACACAATCAAACAATTTTTTAGTTACAGATGACAAAGGAAATAAATTTCAATTAGACAATAAAAAAAAAACTAATTTTGCAGACTTTATAGACATTGGTAAAGAAATAACTGAAATTGTTGGTTCTATCGGAGGAGCAGCAGGTGGTACAGCAATAGCACCTGGTGTAGGAACAGTAGCTGGTGCAGGAGTTGGTATGGCTGCTGGTGCTGAATTATTTGAAAGAGTAGCAGCACAATATGGAGCTGAGATGTTAAGAACTAATAAAGAACATGCAGCACAAAGAGCAACTGATTTTGCATTTGGTTCTGTAGGTCAAGTAGTAGCTCCTTTAATTGTCAAAGGTTTTAAAGGTGCAATTACTGGATTTGGTAAAACAGGAAAAGCAACATCTGAAAGACTTGCAAATTATGTAGATGCAGGTGTTACACCTTCTTTAGGACAAGTTACTCAAAAACAAGGAATACAAACTGTTGAATTAGTTTTAGGTAATGTTCCTGGTGCATCAGGCAAGATAGCAGCAGTAGCACAAAAAGCTCAAGATGATTTAGCAAAAAAAGCATTAAATATTGCAACAAAAAATATTGGTAAAGTAATTCCTGCTGACGAAGTTGCTGTTGGTAGAATTATTAATCAAGGTATAAAAAATGGAGTCAATGCTTCAGATGGTTTTGTTGGTCGTTTCCAAGCTAAATCAGGTTCATTGTTTGGAGAACTTGATAAATATTTAAAACCTAAACAAGGAATAAAATTAGATAATACAGTAACTAAATTAAGAGATATAGTTGCTCCTGTAAAAGGTGCAGAAGGAACATCTGTTGTTTTTAAAAATCAATTTTTAGATGATATTTTAAAAGGTTTAGAAAAAGATTTAGCTAAAGGTGGAGGTTCTTTACCTTACCAAGCTGTAAAAAGTATTAAAGGTAAAATTGGAAATAAAATATCTAGTTTTGATTTAATTAATCCTGTAGATAAAGCTCAGTTAAAAACTATCTATGGAGTTTTAAGTGAAGATATTAAATTAGCATTAAAAGGAAATACAAAAGGATTAAACGCATTAACAAGAGCAAATAAATATTACCAATCAGGTTTAAAAAGAGTAGATGATTATTTATTACCAATAGCTAAAACAGCAGATCCAGATCGTATTGCATCATTATTAATTAATACAGGTAAAGAAGGTTCTTCAAGATTAAATGCTATTAAAAAAAGTTTAACCACAGATCAATATAATGTTTTTCTATCTAATGTAATTGATAGAATGGGAAGATTACAAGCAAGTCAAGCATTAGCAGGGGATTTTGTTGAAGGTGTTGGTAAATTTTCTTCAGAAACATTTTTAACTAATTATAACAAATTAAGCAAAACTGCTAAAGAATCATTATTTTCTGGTAAAGGTTGGACTAAAGGAATGGAAAAAGATTTTGATCAAATTTTAAATATATCTAACTTTATAAGACAAAGTGGTAAAACTTTTAGAAATCCATCTGGAACAGCAGATAGAGTTATAGGACAAGGTATTTTATTAGGAGGAGGTGCTGGAGCATTTGTTGCTAATCCTGCTTTTGCTCTTATTGGATTACCATTAATTATAGGTGGTGCAAGAGCTACTGCTAGTTTAATGACTAATCCATCTTTTATAAAATGGTTAGCACAAGGAATTAAAATTGGTCAAAATAAAGGTGTTGATGGTGTTTTAGAACATTTAGGTAGACTAGGTGTTATAATGGGTAATGCAGATTCTGAAACAAGACAATTTATTAATGAATATCTACAAATGATATTAGGTCAAGAAAAGAAAGATTAATCATGCCAAGAAAATCTGCAACAGAAGTAAAGATTGATTTTTTAGTTAAAGAAATAAGGGAACTAAGGCATGAAACTAAATCACTTAGAGCAGAAATAAACAAGGGAAAGGGTGCTATATGGATTCTATTAGTCATATCAGCAATAATATCAAGCGGTTATAATTATTTTAAATAATTATTTTGAAATCAGATAAACAAATAATCTCTGATAGACAAAAGAAAACATCAATTAAAGGAACAGTAGGCGAATACGAAGCAATCGCAAAACTAACAAAGCAAGGTTATTTTGTAGCAAAAGCAGTAGATCCAGCTTGTCCATTTGATATTGTAATCGTAGATAGAAATGGTAAAATACAACTCATAGACATAAAAACAAATACCTTTAGAAAAAACAAAAAAGGTAAAAGTCTTAAACATAAGCCTAAAGGCTCATATAAAATTCACAGAAGTCCTACAAAAGAACAAAAAAGGTTAGGCATAAAGTTAATGATGGTAGATTATGATTGATAAGTTTTTTTTTAGTTTGTTTGGTGCAATAGATTGTGTCTTTGAATGGATACATAAAACTTTTAAACCTAACAAAAAATGTAAGTGTTCTATCTGTACTTGTAAGGATAAAAAATGAGAGATACTAAAATATTAAGTAAGTTTTCTGAAGATAGCCAAAAGAAATGGAAAGAAATGCAACTGTTTATAAATCTTAAAAAAGAAGTAAATCATGGTGCAAATGGCACTAAAGAATATGTAATTAAAAAAGGTATTAACAAAGGTAAGATAGCTAAATGAATTTTGCAGAATTATTTAAAAAGAACTTTATATTCATACCAGTAGTAGCATCTATAGTGGTTGGGGGTTTTACCTCTGTAAAATATGTATTAAATTTAACAACAACAATTAATCAATCAGAAGTACAAATTGTTAATCTTGAAAGAGATTTAAAGGTTGCCGAAGATAAAATTACAGAAATGAATACAAGACTATCATCAGCAGAAGCTACTTGGCAGATGGCAGAAAATTTATATAGAACTCTTGCCGATCAAGTCAGAGAACACTCTTACGATATTAAAGATTTAAACAGGTAATGTATGGAGATTTTCAGGATGAATTATTATTTTACAGGTATATTAATTGTCTTAATGTTATTACTTACATTGATAGAACCTGCATATCCTAGAAACGAATATCTTAATGAGTATGGTGTAAGATGTGGAGAATTTGAAACTAGAATAGAAGCTGAAGATAGAAATGGTAAATACAATCATTACAATGACAATAATAATTATCGTAATGATGATGATAATTATAGACTTAGCTTTACTTACAGAAAATATTTAGGAACAGACTGCAAGACCACTAAAGAAAATGTATCAATCAAACAACAATTAGAGCTAATGAAAATGTGTGGTAGAGTTAATAGTAATCCTAGTTTAGCACACAATCCAAATTTTAAATTATTAGTTTCTAAATGTAGAGGTGTTAGTCCAACAAGTATTGATAATAGACCAGAAAATTCTGGTAGCTATTGGGATTCAATTAAAGACGATTACAAAAAAGAAAACCCAGACATAACACTTATGGGTGATAAAATTTTAATGCCAACTAATGAAAAATAAAAAAATTAATACATGGATATTACCATTATTGGGAACTATTTTACTAGGATTATCAAGTTATGTACTAATGACAATCGTTGAATTACAAGTACATTTAGGTATGCTTAGTGAAGAAATCTTGTCTATTGATAAACAGATTGGAAGAATCTATAATCATATGGATAGGCTAACAAGTAAATAGGATTTATTATGTGGTTAAATATAGCAGCTAAATTAGTTCCAGGTATGATTAAGACTGGAATGTCTATTGCATCCAATAGAAGAAAAGTAAAAGAATTACAATCAGTTGCAGAAATGCGTCATGCAGAGAAGATGGCTTCTGGAGAAATTGAATGGAAACAACAACAAATTTCTGCTCAGAAAAATGACTTAAAAGATGAATTCGTTTTGATTTTAATCTCAATCCCCCTCTTGATCGCAGGATGGGGAGTCTTTTCAGAAGACGAACAGATTATTGCAAAGCTAGATACTTTTTTTGAGCAAATAAATAATTTTCCCCTTTGGTTGCAGGGATTAATTGTGGGAGGTTATTCTACAGTTTTAGGTATTAAAGGTGTTTCTACATTTAAAAAGAAATAATGTCAGACAGTTTAGAAATAATAAACGAATATAAGGAACAGGTTAGAATATTAAAGCAAGAGGTCGCAGAGCTTCAAGATTCTTCCAAGTCCAAAGATAGTGCTAATAAAAGGTGCTTACAAAAACTTGAACATCTATCTAAAGATTTAGAGGATGCTAACAAAACTATTGAGGATTTAAAGGAAACAAACAAGATGATGTTGGAACACCCATAATGAAATTTGTATTAGTAATGTTGTTATGTAGCAATGTTTCTGGTAATTCTTGTAAACCTTTTGAGCCAGAATATACTACTTTTAATCACTTCCATGAGTGTGCTAGATATGGTTATAGTTATTCATCTGAATTAATGCAAAATTTTAGCAAAGAATTTATTGATGAATATAAAACATATCTTATATTTTCTTGCAAAGAACAGACACAAACTTAATGTGGTGTGTTATCTGGAAAAATGATAGTAATATCTATAGTATGTTTTGTAATGTTCTTTTTGAGTCTGAGAAAAAAGCTATAGAATTTAAAGATAAACAAAAGTCTATGAGAAAAAGACATGATTGCAGAGCAGTTAAATATGAATATAAATATTTTAATGGGGTAAATGAAGATGAAATTAACTGACAACTTTAGCTTAAAAGAGATGACACAATCTCAAACAGCTCTTAAAAACAATATAGATAATGAGCCTAATGCAGAGCAAATAGAAAACCTTAAACAACTTTGCCAGACGATCTTACAACCTATTAGAGAGGACTTTCAACTACCAATTAAGATTACCTCAGGATTTAGATCACCTGAATTATGTGAAATTATAGGATCAAAATCTACCTCACAACATTGTGCTAATGAATGTGCAGCAGCTGACTTTGAAATACCTGGTGTAGATAATAAAAAAGTATTTAAACATATCATTGAGAACTTACCTTTTGACCAAATCATCTTAGAGTATTATGACGATTCAGATATTAATAGTGGATGGATTCATGTGTCTTGGTCGCCAAATCCTAGAGGTCAAGCTCTTACTAAGGATAAAGAAGGCTATAAGACATGGCAATAAACAAGTCTAAAATGAAATGCAACAAACCTAAACGACAAGTTCAGGGTGGCAAAAAGTTTGTAGTCAAGGCTTGTAAAGGTGGCAAAGAAAAGATAATTAGATATGGGGATGCAAACATGACTATTAAAAAGTCTAACCCTGCTAGACGAAAGAGTTTCAGAGCTAGACATAAATGTGCTAGTGCTAAAGATGTATTTTCTGCTAGATATTGGTCTTGCAAAAAATGGTAACAACAGGAGAAAACTATGTATATGAAGAAAAAAAAAGATAAAAAGAAAAAAAGTAAGAAGAAAAGTAAAAAGAAAAAGTATTAATAATTAGGAGTAGCTGCTTGTCAGCTGGGAATGTTGGAGGGTTAAAAAATTATGCCTAAAGGTAAAAACAAAAAGTATAGTAAAAAACAAATGAAGATAGCTAGAATGGCTGCACCATTTGATAGAATAACTGGTGCTGATTTTGCTAAACTTAAAAAGAAAAAGAGAAAAAAATGAAGGAACTAACAAAAAGACAAAAAGATACTTTAAAAAGACATAAAAAACATCATACTAATAAACACATGGCTATGATGAAAAAATCTATGAAAAATGGTAAAACTTTTGGACAAGCTCATAAAATTGCTATGAAAAAAGTTGGAAGATAACAATGGCTAAACTTTGTGCAAAAGGTAAGGCTGCCGCTAAAAGAAAGTTTAAAGTATATCCTTCGGCTTATGCTAATATGTATGCTAGTGGTGTATGTTCAGGTAGAATAAAACCTAAGAAGAAAAAGAAAAAGAAATGAGTTTAAGAAAATGGACATCAGAGAAATGGGTGGACATTGCTAATCCCAAAAGAGGTGGAGGTTTTCCACCATGTGGAAGATCAAAAGGTGAGAAAAGAAAGAACTATCCTAAGTGCGTTAAGTCATCTAAAGCTAGATCCATGACTGCAAGTCAGAGGAGAGCAGCAGTTTCAAGAAAGAAAACAGCAGAAAGAAAATCCAGAAAAGGTAAGAAACCTAACTATGCCAAAACATAAGGCTTGGATTAAACCTAAAGTAATAATCATTGATATAGGAAAGTGTAAGTATTGTCATCAGGAGATGACGAACCAAGAAAGTTTTGTAGCCTTTTATCCTAAAGGTAAAGCTCATTATACTTGCATGAAGAAAGCAGATGAAGATAAGACTTATGAGAATGAGTCTAAGTTTGATTGGTGAGGCAGCCATATTTCAGACTGCCTCAATATTAATTAAAGATACTTTCTATCTCTAATAAACTTTTTTATTTCAATTAATGATTTGAAATCACCACCCACAGGTGCAAAGAATCTCATAAAGTCTAAAGACAAATCTGGTCTATACCTACAAAGATTCCAGTTACCTAACTTTGGATAATGTTCAGACATATTCGCACTAAACTTTTCATTACCAAATGTAATATCAACACTAGTAACTTTACCAAATTTATTTGTTTTTTTTATTTTTGTTTTCATATTTTTTTCCTCTCTTTTTTTTTTATTTTTATTTATTTAGAGAGTATATCATATTGAGTTTTGCAAAATTTTTAGAAAAAAAACTTTTATTGAAGAATAGACGAATGAACTTTTAGGGTGGTTTATTTTAGGTGCGACAATGTTAGTTGTTTTTGGCTTTTTAGGTATTTTTCAATATCCCCAAAATTTCTTAGCATTATTTAAATAATCTTCGTTAGCATCATTATTCCAAAACATATGTGTAAAGTCTGGTTGGATATAATCTTTAAGAATATTTGGATCATTACTGATCTTCATTAAGTTCTGTCTTACTTTAGCTCTTTGTATTATTCTAGGTATTCTTTTTTTAATATTCTCTGGTTTAAGTTCATCACAATTATCTGCATGATAAACTCTAAATTCTTTCTCATTCACATAACAAAGATAAACAGGAACTTCAAATACCGACCAATAAAAATCTACTTGTAATAAATTATAGGGTGAAGGTTTATCAGGTAACTTACCTGGAAACCAAGACCTAGTGCCATCTTTCTTAACCATACCCCTTCTTGGCATCTTACATTTATCTTCAATGATAAGATTATCCCCTTTTAAATCTATGTAACCATGAACAGGAATATTGATACCATCAAACCATTTAAAGGCTTCTATCTCTGGCTTACAAGACTCCCAACCTGGTATTGATTGATGAGCCTTATGACAATTAGCAATCATAGCTGGTACTATACTTTTATAATGACTTAACTTTTCTTGGTCATCAGGTGTAAGTGCAACTAGCTTATCTAATTTTTCTTGTACAGAAACAAACATTATTTAGCACCTAATGTTTTTTGATGCTCTTTGTAAAAGTTATCTCTTTCTTTTTCGTAAGCTATATTAAATTCTTCTGCAACTACATCTAGTTCTTCATAGTCATCTAAGAAATAACTCATTGGTTTTTTTAAGAACTTACTTATCTTTACCAAATTAATTAATGGTATTCGGTTTTCACCTTTTTCGTATTTACCTATTTGTTGATATGTATTTTTTAGAGCTTTAGCAACTTTAGTTAATGGAACAATAGTTTCTTTACCAGTAAACTCATTGACCTTAGTTCTTCTTGCTAGTCTTAATCTTTTACCTAACTTAATATAAAACTCATTATCTTCTTCAAAGTTTTTTTTAGCTTTATGTGATAGTTTCATTGTGTTCCTTCCTTTAATTTAGAGTATAGAATCCCTTAAGTGCTTATGCAACTTTTTATATATACTTAATTAAGTATATAAAAATCTAGCATCTTTGTTCTCTGCTTCAACAATTCTTCGGAATAATTGATTGTATTCCTTAAATGCTTTCAGAGTATGTACACATTGCCTTCCCTTATCTTTAGCAGCATAAACCTTTTTATGTGCCTTATCTAGCTTATTGTACAATCTAGTATTGCTATTTTTTAAGCTCATCATTCTCCTCACCAATAATTTTAATATTTGCACTAATAAGTTTGTTATCGGTGATATTTGCTTTTGCAAACTCACTAGGCATTTTCTGACTATGTGCTTTTTGTGCAGCTTCTTCTACACTAGCACCATCAAAAATTTCTTCAAAATCTACTGCTAATTCTAAACTTGATCTTTTTAAAACTTTAACCATTTAAAACTATATTTCTGCTATAACCTGAGTATTCTCTTTTAATTTCGTTCCTCTGTTCTAGCTTTTCAATTAGCGAACTGATTGAATTTTTACTTTTGTAACCCATTTCATTAGCCATTTCTAAAAATGTTGGCATATATCCATGTTTTGTACTATAATTTTTAAGATATTGCAATAGTCTGAGCATTTTAGGAGTCATCGGTCTTTTACCTCTTTTCTTGTTCATTTATTACTAACCTCCTTAATAATTCTGCGTAGCCATTGATGTCATCAAAGCTATCTTTTTTATAACTATCTGATTGCATAACTCTCCAAAGTTTTAAAAAAATCATAAAGATACCAAACAATTTTAAAGGTACTTTGACCTCACAATTATTATAAACTGATAAATATTTTTCTAAAATTCCTGACATAACATAAGAGGTATGGTCAAACTTTCCATAGTCATCTTGCTTTTGTTTTAATAATCTTTCTATCTCACTTATAAACTTTACATTATCTGACATAATTTCCTTTTTCGTCTTTGCAGTAATGAGCCATTACATTTTGATTTTTATATTTAGTTAGCACCCAAACCTCTCCATTGCCTTCTTTGTAATTTGGGTTCTCAACATACTTGACATTTTTTTCATACATTTCATCACAAGTGATAGGTAATAAAGAATATGCAAAAGGTATCTTCTCATATTTTAAATTACCATCACCTGTGTATATAACTAAAATTAAAAAAACTACTTTCAACTAGAAAGGAATTTCTTTGCTTTGAGGTTTGGCTTGTTTAGGTCTAGGTTCGTTCTTGTAACCAGATAAAATATTACCTGATTCATTAATCCAACCGATTAAACCTTTGTGTCCACCAGCTTCTGCGTAGTTCATTTCGCCAGTAAATTTATCATCACCTTTGAATAGAACTCCTACTTGAGCAAACACTTTAACAAACTTAGTATTACCATTTTTTGATGCACCTTTGACACCAAGTATTGTACCCTTGTTGCCATTATCTAAATTTACATTTCCTGAGAAATCAATTTTGATGGCTTTTTCATTGTTGGCATCATAAGGAAATAATACCCAATCCTTTTGCTTACCACTACCATTGTCTGACATTTTGTCCTCCATTTTGTTTGATAGATTGTTGTTGTGATTCAAAGTCTTTTTCTATTGAATCATTTTGTTTCTTCCAATCGGAATACAAAGCTGTCAACTTGGTTTCTGTTGTTTGCTTTTTAATTGTATCTTTAATTGAAACTTGTTGAGTAGATCCCTTTTGATTGTTTAAGGCATTTACTAATTCTTCTGCACTAGCATATTCAGTTCCTGATAGACCAAAGGCTGCTAAACATCTTCCTAAAGAACTAGAACTACAGTTCTCCATAGCACTTGTTTTATTTATAAAGTTAGCATTTCTATGTTCTTCTGCATGACCAACAGCATAAATAGTATCAGAAATATATAGTTCGGTTTTAACGACAACTCTGTCATTATCATGGAATAGTATTTCTTCATTAAATCTAGCTTCAGGAAAGTATTGCAAAAGGTGTCTGTGTCTTTCATTAACTGTAGAATATTTTTTACCTTTAATATCAACAGTTGGAATATTCTTAGCACTTGTTAAACACTCCTTTCGTCTTTCTTTAAACCCTCCCTTACTTTTTTCTTCTGTCGTCTGTGGCTTTAGTTTCATTTTTTCCTTTCATTTGTATCTTTTGGTTTTCTTTAATTTGATCTACATCTTTCTGTGCTTTAGCTTCTAAATAGCTTTGGTTCTTAGCAATCATTTGATCTTTTAACTTTAATAAATCTAACTCTTTGTTAAGTCTTGATATTTCATCATCCCTTAAATGTAATTGCTCAATATGTTTCTTTTCATTATTCTCATAAGTTCTAATTTTAGTTTGCATCTTTGCAAGTTCCATCATTACAGTATCTGTCATTTTTTACCTTTCATTACTTCTTCAAGTGTTAATTTATGAACAATAATATCCTGTACTGCCTGACCTACTATTGCTCCTATATCCATATTTAAGTTACCCAATAAATCTTTTCTTTGTTTAGCAGTTAAGATTATGTAATCGTTAAACCAAATATCTAAACTTTTATTGAGCTGTGAAGGTGATAAATGATCTGCTGTAAATGTTCCACCTTCTTCTTTTTTTGTCCATTCTTTTCCAATTGTTTTCATAGATTCTATTTATTAAGTAATACAAAAAGTGTCAATAAATTATACAAATTATATTCAATTTGAGAGTTTATCATTATCAAATATTATAGTTGCATTAAAACTAAATGAGATTCTTTCGTTATCTTTATCATCTGTATTAAATGGATAGACTACATGAGATAGTGAATTTGGGAACAATATCCAATCCCTAACCTCTGGCATAACTCTATAAGAATTATTATTAAACATACTTTCAGATCCTTCTATAAATTCTGTCTGACCTGAAAAATCATTATGTTCTTTAGCATTATCTGTTGAAATCATTTTAGGTATTTGCAAATAACCAACGCAGCTTAAATGATAATTACCATGAACATATTCAGTATGGGTATGGCAAGGGTTATAATCTCCAGGTTTTGATATTACATACCAAGCAGAATTAATTAAAATAGATTTAATTTTATGTTCTATGTGATTTTTGACATAAGTATTAATAATAGGATCAAAGAATTTTTGTTTCCATTTAAGCATAATCTCTGGTGAAATTAGATACTCTGAATCTACATGACCGACCAATTTTTTAGACCAATCATGGTTCTTTTGTTTTTCTTTATCTTGTCTTATTTGTTTTAAATCATCTTGAAAATCTTTCATTAATCCTAATGGCATAACTGCTTTAGCAACTGTTGAACCAAAAGGTTTAAATAATTTAAAATTTATTTTATCACTCATATTAAATCCCACAAATTCCGTCACATTCATTATTGAACATATCTAATTGATTATCTTCTTTATTAAATTCTACCTCATCTAAAGGTTTACATGATCTATGTGTATAATTTTTCATATTGGGATCTTTACTTATATCTCTAATTTTTTTATCAAACTCAACTACATCTTTAAATTCATCTGGTTTATTTGTTTTTAAATCATGCCAATATTTATCGTCATGGAATGGACAACAAAGACAAGCTGATTTCTCTGGTGGTATTATGTTATTTTTTTTAAGATAATTAATACAATCTTGCCTTGACATATTAGCTTCAATTAAAGGATGTCTATTTAAAATGTAAGGATCTCTAGCAGGTTTCATTCTTTGTATTTCATCTTTAGAAATGCCTATCCATTGCTCAACATATTTATCTTTTGGAAAATGTTTACCTGGTTTAACACCACATAATTCTCTTATTTTTTTTTTAATTACTAAAATTTTATATTCTGAAGTACATTGCCTACGAATCATACCCTTTTTACCTGTGATAGTATGTTGATTATAAAAAGGAGCTACTACGAAATTAGTAGTACCTTTTGCAGCTAACATATCATCTTTAATATTTCCTTTTTGAACTCTAAATACTGGATAAGGTAAAATAGTTGTTAAGTAATTTAAATAAGTCATAGTAGCTTTGCTTTCATAACCAGGATCAGCAAATATTGCACAATCAACTGGTGGCAAATCACCTTTAGCAGCCATTATAGCCATAGTTGTTGATTGAACACCAACACCTAAACTTAAAACAACCATTTGTCTTGATCTATTTTTATCTATCATCTTCCTCCATTGGTTTAAGTTCTTTTAATTCAATTTTATATGCAGCTGGTCTATCTTGGTAGCCAAAATTTGATAGCTTTTCTGGTGGTAGATCATCATTATAAATAAATGAACCCATAATAGTAAATTTAAAATCTTCGTTGTTGTCTTTAATGATTAATATATAAGTACCTTTCTTTTCTCCAGGTCTTATTAATAAAAAATTATATGATTTCTTTTCTTGGGTTCTTATCTCTATATTGTTTTGAAAGTCTGAGTCTGAATAGAATTGGTTATCATCACTATAAGAACCATTATAAAAGCTATTAGTTGCCTTTGCATAAGCAACCTCTCCTAAAGCTCCTAAGATGCCATCTGTTAGTTGTGATTTAATTCCTTTGGTGTAACCATAAGAAAAGGTTTTACCCATTTTTAAATTGCCAATATATCTTTTGGCAGCAATATTTAAGGCTAGTTCTACTTCGTTAGGTTCTAGTTTTATTTTTATCATTTCTAACTTGATCTAATTGTTTAACCCTTTTTTCATATTCTTCAATGCTTTCACCTGAGAAATATTTAAACCAGCAATTTGCACAGTAATTTTTACCTTTTTCTACTATATCGGCATTCATATCACATTTAATACATTGCCTTACATCACCATACATATTCATTAATTAGTTGATAAATAAAAAATCCATAGAGCTAACTCTACTGCGATAATTGTTTCAAGCATAATTATATCTTTTGTTTATTTTTTTTAACCAATTTAATAAATGTTGAGATCTGTCATCAATATTAAATTTTGATGTTTTATAAATTTCACATTCATAATCGGCTTCAGTCCAATTGTACCAAATTTTATTCTCTAAATATAAATATTGATATTTCTTTAGTTTTTTATGACTTCCAGGCATTCTATTTGTTCCTTTCTTTTTAGGTTTTTAATTTTATTCCAAGTAACACCATTGATAGACCTAGATCCCTCAATGATGTTCTTGAAAGTTTGTATAGCTAACTTTTCTATATTTAGCTTAGTTAAGGGTTTGTCTTTTTCTTTCACTTATATTCTTTTTTAATTGGTCTAGTTTCTTGCTCCAAAGCTCTTTCCAACCTTTAGGACAGTTCCATTTCATATATTCTAAGTTCCTTAATCTCCTTTTATCCCTTAAAGCTATATTAAAATCATAGACTAAAGGCAATCCAAATTTATTTCTTGTCATTTAAATTTACTCTTTCTGGTGTTAATAATATTTCCCAACCTAAACCTTTTTCAATTAAAGTTTGGCATTCATCTATTTGCTCAGAATTTATAAAACTATCAAATTCATATTCAAGTTCTAAATCATTTAAAAATTGTCTTGCATCATCAAAACTTTTATATGCAATTATGAGTTTTTTTAAAAACTTTCTAAATTCTTCATTAGGTACTTTTGGTTTCATTTCTCCCCCTTTATTAGTTTAACTATATTATTAAAGTATTGTTTAGGTAAAGGCAAAATTACTTTCTTTTTCCTAATCTCAGTATCTTCAAAGTCCATAAAGGTAAAAAATTGCTTATCTTTGTTTTTAGACTCTAAGATGTTTGTTATTGATTTATAGTCTTTAGCTTTCATAATACTCCCTATTTTAGTTTCTGACCTCATCAGTTAGGGATTAACCCTAAGACACCCCTTGTGGGGGTGTTTCGGTCTAGTGTCCAAAACCAGCTGCGGTCTGATATTTAGCTTTACCATCCCAAACTCTAGCAAATTCAAAAGATGAGATATTAACATGGTTATCTTTGCCGTTAACTCTTTTTAAAAAAGGTTCTGCATTTTCCTTAACATCACCTGGAACAACTTTATCACTTGCTCTACAATCTGATTCATAATATTGATTAGTCATTTTACAAAGTTTAACTGAAGTTTTGCCAACTAATTTTACAACTTTATAAAAATCAATATTTGTTTGGTCATAACCCCAAGAAGTATACAAAACATCTCCAACTTTTAATGTGTGAGGTTTTAGTCTTTCAGCTTTATATTTAGCTTTTTCTTCTTCTCTTGTCTTAGCATTTTCTAAAGCATTATTAATATGCTTATTCATTTGCTCTACATTTTTAAATCTATACCAAAACAATTTGTTTTTAGCTTTTTTAGCAAACGCAATACATTCTGGTTTTTCATCATTATTATTATAATAAAAATCAAAATGATCGTTTTCTTTTATTTTAGTATTAAGATGTTTAGGTATATATCTTTCATTAGCATAGTTTTTAGTCATGTTTAGTTTTCCTTTCTTGGTTTATTTATGAGTTATCCATTTGATCATTTAGAACTTTTTGATTTTCTAAATGACTAATTTGATCAATTTGATCTTTTTTAATTTGATTGGTTTCACAATCTTTATTAGAGCATTTTGAAATAACATCAAAAGCATCATTAGGATAAATTATATCTGATCCACATTCATAACAATTATTCATTTTGTTTCTTTCCTTTGTTGATTTGTTTTCATACTAAACTTATACAACTTTTGTATAATATGTCAAACTATATAAGCTAAGATTGTATAAATATTTATGTTCGCTAAATGTTCTTATTGATTATAAAATGATTAAGTATTAAACAACACCCTGAAAGGAAGGTATAATATGAGTAAAAAAGGGTTTACAATGATCCCAAATCAATTGATTATTGATGAGGGTCTTAGCAAGGAAGCAAAAGCATTATTTATCTATTTAAGGTATTTATCGCCAAGTTTTAGAATATTAAGAAATGCCACATTATTGAAAAAATTGGATATGTGCTTATCCACACTTCAAAAGGCTAAAAATGAGCTTATAAAAGATGGATATTTAGTTATCCACAGAAAAACCTCAGCCAATAAATATGAGTTAAGACTACCTGTTAAACAAGTACCTGATAGAGTATCTAATACTTATATGGGTAAGTACCAAACACTTAATATTAAGAAGAACAATAATATATCTCATAACACTATACTTCAGAAGAAAGGGTTTAAGGGTTTTAAGAAATGAGTGAAGAAGAATATCACTATAATGGTGAACCTTTACAATTAAGCTATAGAAACACCTACACCGCCGATCAGAAAATTGAAATAGTTTTACAGATTGAGAACGATTTCAAGAGTGGAATGCTCTCTGCTAATCAGATGCGTTGGATAGTAAACAATCTTAAGTTTGGAGCTTGGACTGTCCAAAATATTATAGATAAAATGATGTTTAATAATAAGATTAAAATTAATCCTATTACCCTTGATAATAGAACATTTAAAAAGAAACCTACACCATTTGATTTGTAATATACTATATATTGTGTTAAAGAAATTATAGACTACTAGCTCCCTTGCGTTAGTCTAAATAAGTTAATTAACTAGACCTGGTAAGTGCTTTCTATTCCTTTCTTTCTTGCCTTGCCAGGTCGCTTAATAAATAAAAATTATGGCAGGTCGACCCAGAAAACTTACTGATAAATTAAAAGCACATATATTATCTTTAATTGCAGATGGCTTAACAATTAGAGAATTATTCTCTAGAGATGATGTTCCTATTACTTGGCAATCATTCAGAGCTTATTTAATAAAAGATAATGAATTAATGTCTAATTATGTTCGTTCAAAAGAATTGGCAATTGATTTAAAACTTAGCGATTTAGAGGATAAAAGGAAAGAATTAGAATTAAAGATTGAGTCTGGTGATTTAGATCCCAAAGCAGCTCAATCTATGGTGAACCTTTATAAAATTATTACTGCACATAATCAATGGAGTGCAAGTAAATTATCGTCTAAAACTTATGGCAAAGCAGCTGAAACATTGCAGATAAAAGGTGATAACAACCAACCATTGTCAATATCTTGGACTAAACCTTAGATTTATTATGATTATTTCTTTTGCTAAACCTTCTAGAAGTATTGATTTAATTGATAGTGTGGTAAAAACTACACACATAAAATCTATATATTATACATGAGTGTTGCAAAAATATCACACAATTACTTAGAAAGGTTCTAAACTGGTGATAACGCAGTATTATCGGAAGTTTTATATCAGTAACGATAAATTATCGTTTTAAATGTTGTGGTTGTAATAACTGAATTATGAAGAACAAATAGCGAACATGGGGGTATCTAAATTGGCTATACCCATTTTTTAGGTTACCTGTTAAAATAATATTGATACAAGGCATAAACAAATGGATGATACTTTTCTAAAAACAATAATCTTCATTATGAAAGATAAGAAAACAAAAAAACCAATTGTGATTACACACTTTCAAGGTTTTGAAGATGAGGCTGAAGCTAACGACTTCTCAGAGTTCCTTAGAACACAATTCATTTTGCCTAGCGATTATCCAGATTCAAATCAAACAATTCATTAAGGGGGGTTTTGTTTTAAAATGAAACAAATTGTTATTCCTTACGCACCAAGAGAAATCCAAAATTTTTTGCATAAAAAATGCGATAAGAACCGATTTAATGTAGTCATCGTTCACAGGAGAGGAGGCAAAACAGTCTTTGCTATAAACCACCTTATTAAAGCAGCTCTGACATCTAATAAACCTTATCCAAGATATGCCTTTATTTCGCCTTACAGGTTGCAAGGTAAAAGCACCGCTTGGGATTATATGAAACAATTTTCTGCCACAATTCCAGGAGTTAAGTTTAATGAGTCAGAACTAAGGGTGGACTTTTCTATAAACAATTCAAGAATACAAATATTAGGTGGTGAGAATAGTGCTGCTATCAGAGGTCAGTATTTTGATGGTATAGTTTGTGACGAAACACAGAACCTTTCGCCAGACCTTTTTGATACCATTTTAAGACCATGTTTATCGGACAGAAAAGGCTTCGCTATTTTTATCGGAACTCCGATGGGAAGAAACTGGTTCTACGATTTACATGAGAAAGCTAAAAATAATAAAGATTGGTTTACTAAAGTATTTAAAGCTAGTGAAACAAAGATCATAGCTCAAGACGAATTAGATGCTGCTAAACAAACAATGTCGCCTGAAAGTTACGAACAAGAATTTGAATGCTCATTTCAAGCTGGAATAAGTGGTTCTTACTTTGGATCTATAATTGAGGAGTTAGAGAAGTCTGGCAATGTTAAGAACTTTGATATAGACGAAAGTTTAGATGTTGAAACCTGGTGGGATTTAGGAATGAACGATAGTACAGTAATCACCTTTGCTCAACGAAGAATAAATGGTGAAATTAGAATTATTGATTGCTACGAAAACTCAGGTGAGGGATTAGAGCATTATATAAATGTCATAGATAGCAAACCTTACAACTATTCAAAGCACATAGCTCCGCATGATATTAGAGTTAGAGAAATAGGTACAAATAAATCAAGATGGGAAACCGCTAAAGAACTAGGGTTAGAATTTGACATAGCACCCAAACTTAGTGTAGAAGATGGTATTGAGCAAGTAAGACGAATGTTACCCAAGTGTTTTTTTCATAAAAACAATTGCAATAAGCTAGTAGAAGCATTAAAATCATATTGTAAGCGGTGGGATGAAAAAAATAATTGTTTTAGGAATAAACCCCTACACAATTGGGCATCACACTTTTGCGATTCGGTAAGGTATGGTGCTGTTACAGAACCACTTGAAACATCGAATTGGGATAAGCCAATAGAAGTAGATACAAATTATATAGTTTAATATGGCAAAAAAAAATAAAGAAATATCAAATTTAGAATTACAAAGTTTATTATCAGGTCAAATACAAAATGCTTTAGGTTATCTAGGTGGTCAGTTATCAGACTCCAGAACTAAATCGTTAGAATATTATTTAGGTGATAAACTAGGAACAGAAATAGATGGTCGTAGTCAGGTAGTATCAACCGATGTTGCAGATACGATTGAAAGTTTGTTACCAAATTTATTAAGAGTTTTTACAGCATCAGATAAAGTTGTTCATTGCGAACCAATGACAGCAGAAGATGTTCCAATGGCAGCACAAGCGACAGCTTATTTAAATCATGTTTTTTATAAAGAGAATGATGGCTTTCAATTATTATATAATTTTTTCAAAGATGCTTTGATTGAGAAAAATGGTTTCTTAAAAATTTATTGGGATGACTCTGAAAAAGTAGATTACGAAACTTATGAAAATTTATCCATAGTTGAGAAAGAGGCTTTGCAAGATACTAAGGATGAAATAGAAACTGTTGAAGAAGAAGTATTTGAAGATGAGTCTGCCAAAGAAAAGTTTGAAGAAGTTTTAAAACAATACGAAATGCAAGGGGTGGATATATCCCAAGTTCAAGTTCCTGATTTTAATTTATATAATTGCAAAATTAAAAGAATTAAAAAAACAGGTAGAGTTAAAATAGAAAGTATTCCACCAGAAGAATTTTTAATTGATAGAAGTGCTAAAACAATTGAGGATGCAGATTTTGTTTCTCATAAAGTTTTAATGACAAGATCAGATTTAGTTGCAATGGGTTATCCTCAAGATGAGATTGACGAACTACCAAAATCAGATTTAGATATTTATAACGATGAGCAGAATGTAAGATTAACCGATGTGGATGATTATAATATTTCATCTGCAACAGATACCTCAACAGAAAAAGTTTTAGTTTATGAGTCTTATGTAAAATACGATTACGATGAAGATGGTATTGCAGAACTTAGAAAAATAGTTTCAGCTGGTTCAGATGGTAATCACATATTATCAAATATGCCTTGCGATAGTGTACCCTTCGTAACGATCACTCCTATTCCAATGCCTCATAGATTTTATGGAAGATCAATTGCAGAATTAGTAGAAGATGTTCAGTTAATGAAATCTACTGTTATGCGACAGCTATTAGATAATATGTATTTAACAAATAATAATAGAGTTGCAGTAATGGATGGTATGGTAAATATGGATGATTTACTGACGACTAGACCTGGTGGAATTGTAAGAACTAAACAACCACCGAACCAAGTGATGCAACCATTACAAGCTCAACCAATTTCACAACAAGCCTTTCCATTATTATCTTATTTAGATTCAGTTAGAGAAGGTAGAACTGGTGTTTCAAAAGAAGCTCAAGGTTTAAGTCCTGATACATTAAATGCTAAAACAGCAACTGGTGTAAATGCTTTGATGCAACAAACTCAAATGAGATCAGAATTGATTGCTAGAGTCTTTGCAGAAACTGGAGTTAAAGATTTATTTAAAAAAATATTTGAACTAATGGTTAAATACCAAGACAAAGAAAAAATTATTATGATGAGTAATCAGTATGTTCCTGTAAGACCTACTGAATGGAAAGATAGATTTAATATTTCAATAGTTGTTGGTCTTGGAACTGGTTCTAAAGAACAACAAACAATTATGCTAAATAGTATTTTAGAAAGACAACTACAAGCATTCCAATTACAGGGTGGAAAAGAGATGCCAATGGTTAATCTTAAAAATATGTATAACACTTTGACTAAGATGGTAGAGAATGCAGGTCTAAAAAATGTAGAAACTTACTTTGTAGATCCTGATGTTGGTAAACAAATGATGCCACCACCTCAACCACCACCACTAACTCCTATTGAGAAGATAGAATTTACTAGAATAGATGCTGAGAATAAGCGAAAACTTGCAGACCTAGAATTACAAGCTCAAGAATTACAACAAAAAACTCAAGAAATGCAATTAGACTTTGAAGCTAAGATAAAAGAAATGGCTTTGAAATATAATACACAACTTGATACTGCAAAAATTAAAGCAGATGCAGACTTAGATAAGATGATGGTCGCTGGAGATAACAAAATACTTGAAGAAGCGGCAAAATCTACTAATATGTTTGGCAAACAACTACAAGGAATAAATGGAAGCGAAAGACCAGGCGGACAGGTCGGTGGAGATCAACCGATCCAACGAAGCCAAGCAGATATTAGAGAGTAAACTTTTTCAAGAGAGTATAGAAACTCTTAAAAAAATTTATTCTGAGGCACTTTTAGAAAAAACAGGTGCTAAAGAGAGTGATACCAGAGAAAAACTTTGGATTGCTTACAATGTTGTTGGAAAAGTAGAGCAACATCTACAAACTGTTATCGAAACAGGAAAACTTGCAGCTAAACAGTTGGAAGATTTTAGAAAACAACAGAATAATACAAAATTTTAACCATAAAGGTTAAAATAAGCCAAGTCGAAAGACAGCTTAACAATGGAGGACTTAATGTCTAACGAAAACCCTTTACTGAACAATGCTTCAGTACAAGGTGCAGCAAAATCTATTGAAGGTTTAATGGACACTAAAGGTGTTATCAAAAAACCTCAAGAAGAAGCAGCACCAGTTGAACCAAAAGAAGAAGTTGAAGCGAAAGTAGAAACTGAAACAGAAGAACAACAACAACCTGAAACTCAACTAGAGGAAACTTTAGAAGTTGCAGATGAAGAACAAGCATCACAAGATGAAAATGCAATTGAAGAACAAACAACCGATCTACACCAAGTAATTGTTAATGGTGAAAAGATTGATGTTGACCTTGAAGAATTAAAAGCAGGTTATCAAAAAGATGCTGACTACAGACGAAAAACTGAGGAGATAGCAATTGAAAAAAGAGAGCTAAAATCTGAAGAAGATCGTCTTAAAAATCAGTATTCAACTAAGATGGATGATTTAAATTCATTAGTAGTTACTTTAAATGCTGAGATTAACAACGATATGAATTCTAAGGAGCTTGATGCTCTTTGGGATGAAGATCCGACTGAAGCTGCTAGAGTTGATCGTAAAATTAATAAACGAAAACAATCAATTCAACAAGCACAGCAAAAACTGAGACAACATCAAGAAACTCAGTTTCAGGATATACTTAGAAATGAACAAAAAAAACTTCATTTAAAACATCCTGAGATTGCTGATCCTATTAAGGGTGCTACAGTTAAAAATAATATCATGGGTTACTTAAATTCTAAAGGCTTCTCAAGTGATGATGTTTCAAGAATTTATGATTCAAGATATTTTGATGTGATTATGGATGGTATGAAAGCTAATGCGACTAAACCCAATTTAGTAAGTAAAAAAGTTAAACCAACTACAGTTGTAAAATCTGGTGTTAAAACTACTAAGGAAGATTTAAATAGTCAGTCTAGGTTGAAGAAGATTAATGCGTTGAAGAAAAGCGGTAGTGCAAAAGATGCTACTGATTTACTGATGCGTTATCTATAAACAATAACCTAACGGAGAAAACAAATGGCTAAATATACAACATATACAGCTAAAGGTATAAGAGAAGATCTAGCGGACATAATTTATTCAATTAGTCCAACAGAAACACCTTTTATGTCTGGAGTTGCAAAAACAAAAGCAACAAACACACTACACCAATGGCAAACAGATGCATTAGCTGATGTTGCTGCAAATGCTGCAGTTGAAGGTGCTGATATTTCTTATGGAACTATGACACCTACTACATTGGAAAATAACCACACTCAAATTTCTACTAAAGGAATTCAAGTTACTGCAACTAACGATGCTGTAACTTCTGCTGGAAGAAATAATGAGATGGCTTATCAAGTAGCTAAAGCTGCAAAAGAATTAAAAAGAGATATGGAAACAGCTCTTTTATCTAATGTCGCAAAAGCTGCTGGTAATGCAACAACTGCAAGAAAACTTGGTGGAGTACCAACTTGGTACGAAACTAATGTTGATGCAGGTACTAATGGTTCTGGTGCTGGTAATGGTGCTATAAGAACTGATGGTGATGCACAAAGAGCATTTACTGAAGATCAGTTAAAAGGCATCTTAGTTAAATGTTATAATCAAGGCGGAAACCCTAACATGATTATGGTGAATGCTTTTAATAAACAGAAACTATCTGGCTTTACTGGTGGTTCTACTAGATTTGATGCTGCAGAAGATAGAAGATTAATTACTTCTATTGATGTATACGAATCAGACTTTGGAACTATGCAAGTATCTCCAAACAGATTTATCAGAGGTGCTAATGGTACTGCTGCTAAAATCGGACAAGATGCTCACATTCTTGATATGGAATACTGGGCAGTTTCTTTCTTAAGAGATTTCTCTCTGCAAAACCCAGCTCAAACTGCAGACGCAGATCAGAGATTTATGGTTGCTGAGTACACTCTTGAGTCAAGAAATGAAAAAGCAAGTGGTTTAATCACAGATTTAACTACTTCATAATAAATCTAAAGTGGTGGGGGAATTATC